CGAGGTAATGATTAAGCGTCTTAATGCTCAGGCTTTAGAATCACCTAGGGCAACGAGATATTTTGAAGGACGTAGAATAACTAAAGACTCAATGAAGAAGTTCTCTCTTGGATATAGTGAGAAGCAGGACATGGTAACCATTCCTCAGCAGACACCAGATGGTAGCACCTATGTTGGATTCGTTGGACGTAGTGTGGAGGGTAAGGATTTTAAGAATACTCCCAAACTTCCCAAGTCTAAGATCCTCTTTAATCTTCATCGTGCCAAGTTGCATGACACGGTGTATGTAGTAGAATCATCCTTTGATGCAATTCGTTTGGATCAATGTGGGATTCCAGCAGTAGCAACACTTGGAGCAAATGTTCCAAAAACTCAGGTAGAACTATTGACAAAGCACTTTAACTCTGTTATAGTTATTCCTGATAACGATGATGCAGGTCAAGAAATGGCAAAGCGTATCGTAGAAAAGATGGGACACAGAGCCACGGTTATTGGTATCCCAAGTAGATTCAAGGATATTGGCGACATGACAGATGCTGATATTCAAGAACTTACAAAAAGAGTGCAAGACCCAATATTAGCAATGTATTAATCAAATTATTAGGAGTGTATTATTATGGGTATTATGAAGGGTTTGAAGGCAATGGAGTCACTTGATCGTCCCACTGCCTCAGCAGGAGACGGAACCAAGGTTCGCTGGCTCAAGTTGGAAGATGGACAGAGCGCAAAGGTTCGCTTTGTAAATGAGTTGGATGAGGATTCTCCCAACTTTGATAAGGCACGAGATGTTGCAATCGTAGTATCTGAGCACACCAATCCAAAGGATTACAAGCGCAAGGCTGTTTGTACTCAGGATTCAGAAGGACGCTGCTTTGGATGCGAGATGGCTCGTAAGGAGCCTAAGAGCGGCTGGCGTGCTCGCTTTCGCTTCTATACCAATCTCCTTGTGGACGATGGTCTAGAATCTCCATATGTGGCAGTTTGGTCACAGGGAGTAGGAAAGCAGTCTGCATTCAATACTCTCCGTGAGTACGCACTTGAAACAGGTAGCATTAGCAACCGTACTTGGCGTATGAAGCGTCAGGGTAGTGGTACTGATACCACCTACATTCTCCTTCCAGGAGATCCAGATACGGATAAGCATGATTGGTCTGGTGTTGAGCCTTTCAATCTTGAGAAGGTTGTCCGTGAGGTTACATATGTTGAGCAAGAATCATTCTATCTAGGATTTGATTCGCCAGCATCTAGCAACACAACCAACATTGATTGGTAATTAAATTGGCGGGGGGATGGTAATTGAGCCATCCCCCTGTTTTAATTAGGGAGAATTATGCCAAATATTTATTTTGAAGAGATGTTTGAAGAACTTGGATGCCCAAAGCCTGAGCCAGCAGTTAGGGCTTTGCCAAAATGGTTTAAGGATATGCCAAGATATGTTAACATTGACCCAAACAGAGAAATTCCTTCAAGAGATTTTGGAACAATTCGCGCCTGCCCAGCGGTAAACGATGTAATGTCAGCAGGATATATGTTATATCTTCCAGCAGATATTTATATTGATGCAACAAAAGAAGAAGTGACATTTAATATAGGAACTTTTGGAAATGGCTCAAGAATTCATGACGCAGGTTTTGAATTAATTACCACTCACGATCCAATATCAACCAAGGATTATAGGTCTGCCTTTGATTTTCATGAGCAAAGTATGAAGTGGCAAACCTACTGGGGTATTCGAACAGATGAAGGCTATAGCACTCTATTTACACATCCTTTTCATAGAAATGACTTGCCTTTCTATTGCGTAACTGCTATAGTTGACACTGACAAGTTCGGTACAAGAAGCCCATATGCCTTCTTCATTAAGAAAGGATTCAAGGGAGTTATTCCTCGTGGCACACCGATGATGCAGGTTATCCCATTTAAGAGGGAAGACTGGCAGATGCAAATCGTTGAACCAGATGGCAAAGATTACGGTATTAATCAGCAGAAGATTGCTAGTGTTTTTACCCAACCATATAAAAGACTATTTTGGCAAAGAAAGAAGTATACATAATGCAGAAATATATTCCCCTTCATATGCACGATCACTATTCTATTTTCGATGGTACGGCTACCCCAGAGGACTATGCCATTCGTGCTAAGGATTTGGGGATGACAGCCGCTGCACAAACAAACCACGGTACAAGTTCTGGTCATCGTGATTGGATTCGCACTATGCGTGCAAATGGAATTAAACCAATCGTTGGTCAGGAGATGTATTTCACTGGTGATCGCTTTGATACACGAGATAAGGCAGAGCGAACCACCCCACTTGATCTTATATACAATCACATTATCGTTCTAGCAAAGAATGATCAGGGACTTGAAAATCTTTCTCGCCTAAGTGAGATTGCGTGGAACGAAGGCTATTATCGCAAGCCTCGCATTGACTTTGAAGTGCTAGAGAAATATAAGGATGGACTTATCATTTCTTCTGCCTGTATGTCAGGTCTTCTTAATAAGGCTATCGAGGCTGATGAATATGGGGTTGCTAAGCAACACCTCAAGTGGTTTGGGGACCGCTTTGGAGAAGACTTCTATGTTGAGGTAATGCCTCACAATACTGAAGGAATGAATAAGGCTCTTATTGAGTTGGCAGATGCTGGTGGGTATAACTTAATTGTTACTCCTGATTGTCATCATGCTACAGTAGACCAAAAGGTAATTCAGGAAATGGTTCTGCTTCTCAATACCCATGCTAAGTTAAATGGTGAATCAACTTATGCGGGATCACTTAAGGTCGCAGATATGATGGAACGTCTTGATTATCTTTACGGCAAGGATCGTGCCATGTCATTCAATAAGTTTGATATCCACCTTCTTAGCGGTGAAGAAATGTGGGAAGGTATGGGTGATGATGCTCGTGAGGATATGTTTGTCAATACTCATAGTGTCGCTGATAAGGTAGAAGAGTATAGTTTATACCGCAACCTAAACCTACTTCCAGTAGAGCACAAAGATCCTGATGCACAGATTCGCAAGCAGGCACTCAGCGGTCTTAAGGATCGTGGACTTGCTGATGATCAGGCATACATTGATCGACTTGAAGAAGAACTATCAATCATTCAGGAAAAGAAGTTTGCTTCATACTTCATCGTTGTTCAGAACATGCTTAACTGGGCAAAGAAGGAAGGGATCATGGTTGGTCCAGGTCGTGGATCTTCAGCAGGATCTCTAGTGTGCTATGCCCTTGGAATTACGGATATTGATCCCATTAAGCATGGACTTCTATTCTTCCGTTTTATTGATATTGATCGAGATGACTTTCCTGACGTTGACTCAGATATTCAGGACAGTCGCCGTGAAGAGGTAAAACAATACCTAGAAAGGCAGTATAAGCATGTTGCTTCCATCGCCACCTTCCTTCAATTCAAGGATAAGGGAGTCGTCAGAGACGTTGCTCGTGTGCTCAACATTCCACTCGCTGATGTTAATCGTGCGCTTAAGACAGTGGATACTTGGGAGGAATTTATAAGTGGAAAGAACACTCAGTGGTTCCGTGACAAGTATCCAGAGGTTGAAGTCTATGGAGATCAGTTGCGTGGTCGAATTCGTGGAACTGGTGTTCACGCAGCAGGTGTCGTAACATCTAAGACTCCTATCTCAAAGATTGCTCCTATGGAGACTCGCAACGTTACTGGAAGCGATGTACGACTTCCCGTTGTTGCAATTGACATGGAAGAGGCAGCAGATATTGGTCTTATTAAGATTGATGCTCTGGGCCTTAAGACTTTGACGGTAATCAACGACACTCTTGAAATTATTAAAGATCGTACAGGCAAGCGTCCTGATCTACATGCAATTGATATGGAAGATAAGAACATTTATAATATGCTTTCTGATGGACACACCAAGGGTGTATTCCAGTGTGAAGCAACTCCATACACCAACCTGCTTGTAAAGATGGGCGTACACAAGTTTGATGAACTTGTAGCATCCAATGCTCTAGTTCGCCCAGGTGCTATGAACACTATTGGCAAGGATTACATTGCTCGTAAGCAAGGCAAGCAGGGTATTGTGTACACAAGTCCAATCATGAAGGAGTTCACTGAGGACACCTACGGTACAATTCTCTATCAGGAGCAGGTTATGCTTGCTTGTACTAAGTTGGGTGGCATGACGATGGGCCAAGCCAATAAGGTTCGTAAGATTATTGGAAAGAAGAAAGATGCAAGAGAATTTGACGAGTTCAAAGAGTTATTTGTTCGGAATGCGACTGGGCCACTTGGTGGGGCGGCTGCTGAAAAGATGTGGCAGGACTTTGAGGCGCACGCAGGATACTCGTTCAATAAGTCTCATGCTGTCGCTTACTCAACTGTCTCGTACTGGACGGCATGGCTCAAGTACTACTACCCACTAGAGTTTATGTTTGCTCTTCTTAAGAACGAGAAGGACAAGGATGGTCGTACAGAATATATGATTGAGGCCAAGCGAATGAATATTCCAATGCGTTTGCCACACATTAACGATTCTGATATGGATTTTAAGATTGAAGGAAAGGGAATCCGCTTTGGGCTTTCTAGCATTAAGTTTATTTCTGATAAGATCGCTGAGCGTTATATCTCAGGCCGTCCTTTCAAATCCTTTGCAGAAGTGCAAGAGTTTACTTTTACTAAAGGAAATGGAGTAAACTCACGAGCACTTGAGGCAATGAGAAAGGTTGGGGCACTTACATTCCAAGATAATCCTCTTAATGAGGAAGAAATCAAAGAGAACATGTATGAGTATCTTCAACTTCCAGAGTTCAACCTACAGGTTCCACAACATTATCACGCCTACATGACCACCGCAGACGACTTTGATGAGAAGGGTGCATTCATTATGATGGGTGTCATTCGTGGAATCAAGCGTGGCAAGGGTTGGAGTCGTGTAGAACTACTAGACAGCACAGGAAGCGTAGGGATCTTTGATGAAGAAGAGACAAAGATTGAGGCAGGTAGGACGTATATTCTTCTTGTCGGCTCCAATCGTATTGTGGAAGCAGTACCAATTGACGAACTTAAAGAAACTCAATCGCCACTAATTAGATTCTTAAACTACAAGCAACTACCATATGGACAGGATGAGTATTTCGTGCTATCCTTTAAGCCTCGTGTTACCAAGGCTGGTAAGCGAATGGCTAGCCTTGTAGTAGCGGATAGTGGAAGGGAACTCTTGTCAATGATCGTGTTTCCCACAGCATTTGCAATGGCTTATACCCGAATCGAAGAGGGTAATGCATATAAGATCAATTATAGTCTCTCAAAGGATGAGGACTTAGTATTCAAGGAGATAGTGGAATGAATGTAAATTTAGAAGAACTAGCATACTCTATTCATAGCAATGCTATTGATAAGGGTTTCTGGGAACCAAATACAGAAGATAATCATATTGTTTTTTATCTGAAGCAACTTGCAATGGTTCACTCAGAAGTAAGCGAAGTACTTGAAGCAATTCGTAAGGAAAAGGGTGAGGACGTTGTTGTTGAAGAAATGGCAGATGTACTTATTCGATTGCTTGATCTTTGGTGCGGTATGCAGAGAGATGGTGTTGTAAAGACAACGATTACAGATGCCCTGCTCAATAAGATTGATGTTAATACAACTAGAGCAAAGATGCACGGGGTGTTGGCGTGACCGATATTGATGAGATCCTTGCCCAACTTAACCCAAAGTTGCGTAAGAAGTTATCTCTTGGATCTGAGGTATCAGGAACTGAGTTTGCCAAGACACCATCGTTTGGCTTGAATCGTGCTCTTAATGGTGGGCTTCCATATGGACGACAAGTTCTTATCTATGGAAATAAGTCTGCTGGAAAGTCATCATTCTGCCTACAAATCATTGCTGAGGCACAAAAGGAAGGCAAGGTGTGTGCATGGATAGATGCAGAAATGTCATACTCTCCAGAGTGGGCAGAGGCTCTTGGAGTAAACAACGAAACTCTTATTCACTCTACAGCACGAACCATGAACGACATGGTAGATGTTGGTACAGAACTCATGAAGGCAGGGGTAGACTTAATTGTCGTGGATAGCATCTCTGCTCTACTTCCTGCAATCTATTTTGAAAAGGATTCAAACGATCTAAAGCAGTTGGAAAACACAAAGCAGATCGGTGCAGAATCAAGAGATATGGCTAATGCAGTAAAGATGCTTAACTATGCAAACAATCAGGTTAAGCCAACCCTACTTGTCTTTATTTCTCAGATTCGCAATAACTTTGGTGCAATGCATGTATCTCATGAACCTACTGGTGGACATGCTACAAAGTTTTATTCATCAACAATCTTGAAGTTGTTTTCAAGTCAATCAGACAATCAAGCAATTAAGGGAAAGATTTATGTTGGAGACAAGATCATTGAAGAAAAGGTTGGTCGCAAGGTTCGTTGGGATGTTCAATTCTCAAAGACTAGTCCAGCCTTCCAGAGTGGTGAGTATGACTTTTACTTCAGAGGCAATGAAGTTGGTGTAGATACCATTGCAGACCTTGTTGATACAGCAGAGGGTCTTGGAATCATTGAACGAGGCGGTGCTTGGTACACGGTTGAGGGAGAGCGATACCAGGGAAGAGATAAGTTGGTTCTTGGAGTTAAAGAAGATCTTGATCTTCAAGAAGCATTAATTAAGAAGGTAAACGGTGAATAGTTACAGCAAGCCACCACATAAGTCAAACTATAAGGGCACAAAGCCAGACAACAGGAATCAGTTTCGTCCATCTTATAATAAGCCCATTGCAAAGTTTTCTGTTTATGATGGAGTGTTTACATGTCAAAAGTGCAAGGGTGACGTTCCCAAGGCAAGACTTTGGAGAGATACACTTGACCTCACTTGGATGTGTGACTGTAAGTATGTCTCAAAGGTAAATCTTGATATCAAGGGGTACTAATGTCTGAATACAAGGCTTCAAATAAAACTGAAGCGTCAGAACTGAAGCGCATGGGGGCAAAGGTACACAAGAACTCAGGTCGTGGAATGATTAAGGGCGACGGAAGTCTTGATGAGTTTGTTGTAGATGTAAAAGAATACAGCAAGTCATACTCAATCTCGATTGATAACTGGGCAAAGATTTGTACGGATGCTATGAAGGTTGACAAAAGTAAGTCTCCAATGCTACAACTTGTTTTGCGTGATGAAGGAAAGGTTATTCGTCTCTCAGTGATAGAATGGTCAATCCTAGAAGATCTAATAGAAAGAGCAGATAATAATGACAACTCTTGATCAAATTAGTGGACTGCATGAAATTGCAGACTACATGCAAGATGAGGAACTGACTCAGGCATTAGAGTTTATTGCAAAAATTATTCTAAAGCCAGACATTCCAATTCAAGTTGCTATGGTAGAATTGGTACGTTTACAAGCAATTGCAGCAAAAATGGCCTTTAAAGCAACGTGGCTAACAAACGTTGATAAAGGAAACAGAGAAAAAAAGAATATCTATTACACCGCAGCATCTGAAATTGATAAGGTCTGCGCTACACTCAAATATCTAACAAAGGGATGATATGGCAACGAATTTTTTAAAGCAGGCACTCAATAAGCAACCAGAAGGTGCTATTGATACTAAGGCTTTTATCGAAAAGATTGAATCAGGATATACAGCAAACAACGGTCTTAACTTTAAGACTAAGAAGACATTCAGCCCATCAACATTAGTGTATGGAAACGGTGCTTGTGCTCGTTACTGGTTCCTAGCCTTCTCTGGAGCAGAGTTCCTGGATGATAATGATGCATACGCTATTGCAAACATGAGTGCTGGAACATTGAGTCATGAGCGCATTCAGAAGGCAATCACTGATGCAGGTATTATGGTGGAGCAGGAAAAGCGTATCGTAGCACAAGATCCACCCATCTTTGGCTTTGCAGATGCTATTGTTCAATGGGAAGAAGAGCAGCCTGTTGTAGAAATCAAGACTATGCGTGAAGAATCTTTTGCTTATCGCAAGCACGCGAAGGCTCCAAACTACCACCTTATGCAGTTGGTAATTTATATGAAGGTTCTTGGAAAGAAGTTGGGAATCCTTCTTTATGAGAATAAGAACTCACATGAACTGCACGCAATTACGGTTGAGCCTACCCCAGAACTCGTTGCATGGGCAGATTATGCCTTTGACTGGATGCGTACTGTTCGTAAGCAATGGGAAAGTGGAGACATTCCAAAGAAGACATACCGTTCAAATTCAAAGGTATGTGGTGGATGCCCAATTAGAGATACCTGTGCAAAGGCTGATAAGGGAACCGTAAAGATCGAACCCCTGGAGTATCTTGCATGAAGGTCTGCAACTGGTGTTCTAATGAGTTTGATCCAAACGTCAGTTATCAGATTTATTGCTCTGTTGAATGCAGAGAACTTGCCACTAAAGAAAAAGTTAATGAGCGTTATCAAATAAAGCGCAGAAAGAAGTTGGCTAAAAAAGAAAGAAGATGTTCAAACGGATGTGGAACATTACTTTCTATCTATAATAACAATGGATATTGCAACTCTTGTTACATTAATTATAATCAAGTAGACAAGGTTTTACGAGAATTAAAGGGACTAATAGAATATGAAAGATATGATAAGTAGACCAGATTCGTTCTGCGCTATTGATGCAAGCACAAATAGTCTTGCATTCGCCTATTTTGTTAAAGGGGATCTGGTCAAGTACGGAAAGGTGAAGTACTTTGGTGCAGATATCTATGAAAAGATTGTTGATACAGCACACAAAACCAAGGTATTTTTTAATCAATTAAATGGCGTTGAGCATATTGTTATTGAGCAGCCCATCTTCTTGAACTCACCAAAGACAGCCGCTAATCTATCTATGAGTCATGGTGCTCTTGTGGCATCAGCATCCCTTACAGGAGTAAACCATATTGCTAGTGTAAGTCCTATGCAGTGGCAAAACTGGATTGGGAATAAGCGTCTAACAGCGGCAGAAAAAGATGGCATTCGTGAAAGGTTTCCAGACAAGTCAACCTCCTGGTATAAGTCACAAGAGAGACAGTTTAGGAAGCAAAGAACAATAAAGTATGTAAACGATAAGTTTAATATTCATATTGATGATGACGATGTTGCTGATGCTATTGCCATTGGTGCATGGTCGCTTGACAATTGGAATAAGGTGTTCTAAACTATGGCTAAGAATGTTGGGCTTCATCATAACGAAGCATATTTGAAGAAGCGTTTATATTTAGATAAGAAGACACCAGAGCAAATTGCTGTGGAATGTGGAGTAAGCCTACAAATTATTTATCGTCAAATGAAGAAGTTTAATCTTAAATAAATACACTACATATGTGTTATACTTAATGTATGGCAAAGAGAATAGACTTAATAGGTCAAAAATTTCATAGACTTACAGTTGTGGAATATATAGATGATGGAAAGCAAAACACAAGATGGAGATGTGTTTGTGATTGTGGCAATGAAACAATAGCGATAACTACAAATCTAAGAAAAGGCAGACACAAAAGTTGTGGGTGTTGGCGTGAAGGAAAAACAAGTCACAGTTATAAAGAAAAGATTTATAGAAATGGATATGCCTTTGTTTGGTCGCCAGAACATCCAAGGGCACATCATAATAGAGTTAGAGAGCATATTCTGGTAATGGAAGATCATCTTGGGAGAATAATGGTTGATGATGAGCAGGTTCATCACCTAAATGGAATAAGAGATGACAACAGAATAGAAAATTTAGAACTTTGGTCTAAAAGTCAACCATCAGGAACTAGAGTAGAGGATAAGATAACATGGGCAATGGAAATATTGAAGATGTACGCACCACAAATGATCAAGTAAATCATCCACTCCACTATACGAGTGACCCGTCTGGCGTAGAATGTCTGGAGATTGTTCGTCATCGCAATTACAATATTGGTAATGCCATCAAGTATCTTTGGCGTGCAGGACTCAAGAACGAGGACAAGCACATTGAGGATCTTAAGAAGGCAGTATTTTATATAAATAATGAGATTGATAGGTTGCAAGGAGATAACCATGGCTGACTCAGTTATCGTATAT